GTCGAGCCATCTAGCAACTCCCCAGTAACCAGCCTTGTAAGACTGATTACGAAGGGAAATGGTAGACAAAACAGAGGGAACATCTGCCCGGTGTCGAGGGAGCAGTTGGCGGACACGAAAGATGGAAACATCGTGCCCGTCATAATACTCCTTCCCGCAACTCTCTCTGAACTTTCCAGTCCAGAAAGATTTGTCGCGGTTCACTTTGAAACCTAATAGTTCCAAAGTTCTGACAACGGGTTGCACTAAATCTACGGGGACAATGATATCGTCACCGTAGACACGCACCCTACCTATGTACGACTGAATGTCATGCATAGTAAGACGCCTGTTGAGCGTTTTCTCAACCGCATAAAAGATTGCGCATAAAAATACGCACTCTTCAATTGGAAAAGTTAACGCTGATCCCATAGACGCGAACTTGGCAAGGGGAATTACCCCGTGTCCAGGTACGTCGGCTCTGGTCGATCTCGTAGCCAAAACTGCCTCTAAGAGGTAGCCATGGTTCATTAAGAGCGACTGTACGAGCCGTACTGAGACCCTATCGGATGCTTCGCTCAAATCGAGCGTAGCTAGGTCACCATTTGATGACCCATCACAAGCCATACGCTGGTTAGGCGTCTGGTCAGTGAATCCCATGAAATGCTGCAAGATGTTCGGGGCCCCGAAAGGGTCCCTGGATCTCTCAGCATAACTCACGAATTCTTCCATCAACCCTTGCTGCATATATTGCATGCAGGTCGGCTCGATGGCGATTATTCGCGGGGTCTTAGCCGTTTTAGGTACGGAGATCACCCTAACAGGGATCTCCTCACCAGGATCCAAGAATTGCAGCTCGTCCAGGCTTTCATGATACCGCAAGCTAGGTATGAGATTTTCCATTGCTGGAAAAACTGATTCTAGTCTGGCGGTCCATGTGGACTGCTTAAACTTCGCGTTTCCGCGGAGTTTATCGGCAGTCGCGCCCGGACCATGCTTAGGTATTATCTCTCCATCCCGGACCTTTCGGTCCAAATGGTTGAAGAGGTTCCCGAATAGCATGGATCCGATTCGCTCGTATTCCCGGCAGTCAGCCGAGGTCAGAGCAAATCTAGAGTCCCGCAATTCTTGTTCACACTGGATGAAACTCTCGAAGGCTTTCTCCTCCCGTGCTTGAGAGCACGGAAGGAGAATCTTACTGAACGACAACGTTAGTTGGCGCACAGCTTGAATTGCCTCCGGGAGTGGATCATCCAGCAACAGGCCGCCATCACGGCGGAACACAAGCAGAAGGAAACTCTGTAAGAAAACAGGGAATCCTGCCTTCGCTCCACAAGTGGAGAGAAGGTCGTCTGTTACCTGACCTTGGTCGAGCGATCTTTCGAACGCTTTTCCAATTTCAGGAAGGGAAAGAGTAAATAACTCAGACCCCTCGTGTTCAGCTCGTCTCGCGACACGTTTAATGTCACGAGAGGCGCTAGTGCGGCACTGGATGGCTGCATCTGCAGCCATCTGCTGCCAGAGTATCAACAGGCTTTTCATGGCTCCTCCTTTCATTTAAGGAGAATGTCCATCCTGAGCCCGTTGATCTCCACTCCAGAATCCCAAAAGCAGCTAAGGGAATAGCCTCCCGAGGTATAGCGAGAAGCCCGGATTGATAAACGCCAAAATTAAGACGCTTATCAGAAGGGCCAAACTCACTGTTCCCACGATGAGGCTAAAAAGCTCTGACCTATTACGGGTCGTACGCTTGGTGACGGACTTAGTAGTCCGCCTCCCCCCTAGTCGCTTAGGACTCACCCTGCAACATGCGAAGGACATAATCAGGCGTCCCCGCCACCATCAAGGCGGCAAGGAGTTGCCCGAGCTTGTCCTGCTGGGTCGGTGTCACTCCAACTCCAGGTGCATCGTACACGACATATGCCGAGTGCGAGTACTTGTTGTTGTTAAAGGGAACGTACGGATCGGTCGCGACAAAGTCACGATCGACTCGCATGACGGAGCGCTTTCGCTTGTTGAAGGTGTGGCTCACGGTCAGATGATCAAGTCCGTTGGCAGTCGAGTACGTCGAAGACGTACCGTTCATGCCAGTGCGGAAGAAATCATATGTGACCGCGTCCACAGTCAGGGTCGGAATGGGATCAGGAAGGGCCATGATATTCTGCAGTTTCTCTTAGACAGGAAACTTTCCCGTCTAAGGGGTACAGCTTCAGAATACTCATATAGGATGAGTACTCCGATTCCTCAGTGCAACCGGCCTTGAATGCCGAGTGCACCGAGGATTGACCACTGACGAGCCGAAAGTTCCGACTCGTCTAGGCCAAAACCAAACGGAGTTGCCTTCCGTCGGCGCA